CCCTTAAAAGTACCGTCATCATTAAAGATGAGCTTTAATATCATTTCTTGTGGTGCAGCCATTATACTATGCTATAAATTGTTAATCCGATTAATGCGAATACTCCTATAACTATAGTGTAATTAATAGCCCTTATTTGCCATACCTTACGCTTAGCATAGTAGATACCAACAGCTTGTTTAAACTCTTTGCTTTTACCTTGCACTCCTGAGCGCAATAAAGTCATACTATAGATAATATCTTCGTAAGGATTTGTCATATTATAGGTATACGTTGAAATTTAGTTTGTGTGTATTGTAGTGTTGCGCTGATTACTGCTGTTTTACCTACATGCTTGCACTCTAAATAAGGTGCTATCTTATTGCCGATAACAGGCAGATGTAATACAAAAGCATTAGATGAAAACCCACTAACAAATTCATGTGTTTTATCAGGTGTAGCTGAATAGTTAGTTACTTTATCGCGCCATAACATACAGCTATATTCAACAGCTGCCACTTTCCCTGTAAAGTCAGTAGTGCCATAGTTATATTCCATCACTGAGATATAGACCTTAACAGCCCAAACAGTCTCAGTAGGTAATGATAAAATTCCGTTATTTATACCATCTACAAATAGATTAATGTCTGTTGGATTGCTTGTCATTTCACCCAAGCCCATCAATTGAATAAAGCCGTGTTGACTGCGCCCTGGTATTGTTGTCCCAAAGTTAGAAGTACCATCGTACCAAGTACCACCACCAAAGTGCACCCCTCTCACATCTGCCTCTGCCCATCTGCCCATCACAGTAGTACCTTCTAAATTAGGTCTAATGAAATTGCGATATCCCATGGCTTGGCTGTAGTTATTGTTAGGGCTGATTCCATGACCTAAACCACTAACAAAGATTCGCTCATTATTATTCTCAATTTCAGCTCTTACCACGTTGCCCATTCCGGTAGCACTCTTTTGATTACCACTTGTATTGGTGATATTGCTTCCGCCTGAGTTATTCGGTGAGCCAATTATACCACCTGTGCCTGTTGTTGAAGTAGATGCAAAGCATCTGCCTTTAGTTGTTGTCCAAGTATAGCCATAATATTCACAGCATTCTTGTGATCCAAAGCTTGTATCTCCATCGTAATCTAAGAATGTAACTGCGCCACTTGTTCTATCTATTTGATAGGGTGTATATTGGCATAGCGCTCCTATGTCAAGTAATCTGATAAGCTTGCACTTAGTTACTTGCTCATCGGCCACTATGTAATCAGTTAACTCTATTACTCTCCACCAAGAATCCTTAATCCAAATCTTATCGTTAAACTTCAAGCCAAATACATCGGTTACGCTAAGCTTAAAATAAGCTTCCATTATCTTCTGCTCTGAATCATAAAGCTCAGAGATATACTGCCTCCAATATCTATCAAATAGCGTATGTAATGGCATCGTCTCTATTGGATGCGGAGGAATCTCCTGCCCGAAGTTTAGGTCATTAGTTCCTATTTCCGTTGGAATAGATGCGTAGTGAGATAGCAAAGGAATAACTGTAAAGCTTGCCTCTTCTGCTACTTCATCATACACCATAACTACAGCGCTTTCTTCGAATGGTCTACGATAAAGAATGCGCGGACCAGGTGTCATAAACTCCCCCTTTTCGTTGAAGTATTTAGGGATGATATAATTAGTGTTAGGAATCAGGTCGCAAGGTGAAGCTCCAAATGTAAGTTCTACAGTATAATCACTTGTACTGAAGTCATTGCCTGGATCAGTTAAGCGAAGCTCACCATAGATGCGCTGCGCTCCTGTTTTATACTTAGCATTAAAGAAATCTCCCTGCTCTTTGTAGCTCCATTTCAATAATCTCTTTCTGATATCTGAAGCAGGAGTAAGTACGATGTCTTTAGATAGGTCTAACTTTCCTGTCCAATCATAGTCTTCACCACTTCCCAAATACTCCACCATTGGAATAATCTCAACAGCGTTAGGTAGATTTGGATTAGGCACAAGCACTGCATTGAACATCTTGAGAATATCACGTAAGTAATCTACTTGTTTCATCTCAGGAGCATTCAATGCTATCTGAACAGGATAGGCATAGTTTAAGCCTGTAACATAATAGAATGAAGCAAAGCTATCTGCCTTGATTTCTACGTTTTGTGAGCTTCCTTGATGAGCAAAAATATAAAGTGTGTATACATCACCATCTTGTACATCTAACTGAAAATTAGAATAGACATGAAATGGATTAACAGGAGTAGTAGGCTGCCATCCTATACCTTGCGTGTATTGCAATGATGTAGGGCCTACTCCCATAGATAGTGGGAATGGTATAAATAATTCAGTTCCACCCCTCACCCTCTTGCACATAATATCATACACGTGCTGAGTATCGGCAGAATATCCTGTAGTATCTACTTCAATAGTTAAGTCAATTTCAAAAGATGCTTGAAAACTTCCTTGAGCAGTATAAGCATTAGATGCCCAGCTGTTTGATGGATCACTTATTTCAGTCCATCCTGTAAGCTGCTTGAAATAATTACTTTGGTCACCTTGAACATTAATATTAAATGCAGTATCAGTAGCAAATTCTACCTTAAACTTTGCCTCATCATTACTTAATCCTTCTGTTCGTGGCCCTGTTATGTAAGGCACGTACATTCTTTCAAGCTCAGCATCTAAAGTATCTCCGCTGTAAGTAAAGCCTGCCTCAGTAATAATCTTATTTAAAAGCCATTTAGCCTGAAGCGCTAAGGTCAATTCACCAGTATAGATAGGATTAACTGAGCTGAATATCCTTCTACTTCCAATAGCTGTATCTTCACTCCAATTCTGCCCTCTATCCGTTAGCGTGTAACATGCTGCGCCATCAAATAAGGTATTGTCATTAATAGCATTTACATTCTCAAAACTATTGTCATGAGCTAAATCTGAGTAGTCTAATTCTTTAAGTAGCTTATCTCCAATGCTGCGAGCTAAATCAACAGTCTCTCCAAAGAATGCTATAACGAACTCATGCATCTTACCCTGTTGAGTAATGGCTTGCTTAAATTGTATGTGGCCTTCAGCTATTGGTAAGGTATCTACTGAAAGCGTTGCGGCAATCTTGCGCAGTACATTAATCTGTGTAGTATCATCATTAAGCAGATTAACGTTATACTGCTGACCAAAGAAATCTACGTTAGCCTTCGTTGCAGGTATTCTAAACTCACGCGAGAAAGCACCCCTGGTAGTGAACTCAGAGATGCTGTTAAAGTTAGATGAGTAACTGATGCTCTCATTCTCGTAAAGGTCTACTACTACAGCAGCTCCATTGGTTGCCTTAACGGTTAGAATTACTGATGGCTTCATGCTGTGTAATCGTTGCTAAATTTCAATGTTAATTCTAAGTCTGTTTTTGCGTAACTGCGAGTCTTAATAGCTACGTAATTGTTAGATTCAATTACTATTGGTGTAGCGCTTCCATCTGCTCCAATCATATAAACTGATTCAGAGTAAATAAGATTCTTAAGATATTCGAACTGCCCTTCTGTTAAATAATCAGTGCGGATGCGCATCATCTTTTCTACAAATGGGCTGCGCTCAGTTAAGCCTCTATCGTATGTGTTAAAATCAAAAGCTGTAGTTTCATCTGCTGTGCCGTAGTTACCTACTACCTTTCTATATCTCTTGCGCTCTATTGAGTAAGAATCTTCAGAGCGTTTAGTAAAGTTGAAATAGTCCCATCCACCTCTGCTGTTAGTCCATGCCAATCTTACCTTATCAAATTTGCATTCATCTGCTGCCTTAAATATTGCTATTGATCGTGCAGCTGCCGCACCTCCCGATTTTCTAAAGTTAATAATGTAATGATTCCATGTAGCTTGCAAGCCAAATATCTCATTAATGTTAGCTGGTAATAGTGGAAGATGGTTAATATAACCTTCCAAAATAACACATGATAATGTGTCAGTTTGAATAGGTGCTCCTGCTGCATTAAATTGAATAATCTGCACGCTGTTTATTGCGTTGCCAGTTAGATTATCTCCATTATCCGCAGGAATAGTAAGCACTCCCCAATCATCAGCAAAGCCTGTTATACCTATTGTGTTAGCACCTAAGCTGTACTTAGTTAATAAGTCATCCATTGCATAGGTGCTACGTAATAAATCACTCATAATGTAGCTTGTGCCTGAACTTAATGCAAAGTGAGTAGATGGATCAGGATTAAAACCATCACTAATCTGAAACGCTGCATTGATTAAAGCGCTTCCATCTAATGGGTAAGCAGTAGCCTGCACTTCGAATACACCAAGCACCTCATATCCTTCTTGAATAGTTGTGCTTATTCCTAATATGTTACGTGCTGAGCCATCATCTTGCACTGTTGTAGATGCAAATAATGAAGGAACAGCATCTGAACTATTCACTCCCAAATCCATTGCTTGCGCTACTACAGGATTAAGGTCAAATACTAAAGCTCCATTGATGTTAGGCTGCACGTAAAAAGTATTGGTAGTAGTTCCATTGCTCACACTTACCACATAGCGAAAGCCAGGCTGTCCTATGTTTGAAGATGTAGCCACCACGATAAGCTTCTGCTTAAGCGCAGTAAAAACGTATGGCTGCTGATGTATTGTAATTGCCATTATGCAGGTTTAATATTAGTTAATTTTCTTGTTTGATTTAAGATATAGATGTTAACAGCTTCCCCCATTGCCTCATTTAACTGAGCAGCGTATTCAGGTAATGTTTCAAGATATGCATCTCTCCAATAGTATAGTGGTGCAATACCTTTCTTTTCAATGCTCTTCGCCATAGCGTTAGCCACTCTTAAGCGCTGTGCCTCATCTCTATTGATTGCTGATTTAGCGAACTTAGTTCTTCGCCCTGTCTCGCCTATTGAGCGTAGCTTAATCTTCTTTAGATTCATCCAATTAAGAATCGCATCCACAGGAGGCTTGGCTGCGCTGGCTGCAAAGCGTGTATCTATTCCTTTGTAATTGCTCTCCTTACCTTGACGGCCATACTCCACCCACTTAGCATAGTCTGCTGACGAGTTGAATGAGATAGATGGAGTAGTTCCGGTTACATCCATATCATAGTAGAGTGAAGCTGCGAGCGTGCCTGTTGTGTTAGCTCTGCGCTTCTTGCCGTAGCGTGTCTGCTGAATGCGAATGTTAGAGCGTGCGCGATCCGTAACGGTCTCACCGAAATCTAAAAGCACATCGTATAGTGCTCCCTGTTCAAACAATTCAGCAAGTATGCTCATTCTTTATCAGCTTCCTCTTTTATCTTGTTGAAGAATTGAATCAATGGCAAGCCAAATTTGACTGGCATCTCTTGAATGAAAGCATCTAACTGCTTCAAATGTTCTTCTGTTAAGTTCATATTAGAAAGATAAAATTGTTACTCCTATTGCACTCGCTACGCATTGCTCTACCCACGTATTATCGTTACCCCATTCAGCGAACTCTTGCTCGGTCAAAGTGTAGTTACCATTGCTTAACACCTTGCCTTCGTCGGTCTTTAACTCATAATAAGTAGTGCAAGTTGTTGCGCTTGTTTCGAAGTTGAGAATGAGAACACTCATCTCTGTTGCTGTTCCTTGATTCAAAGGAAAGACTATTGGTTGAATTTTAGCCATTGTAATTATATTAAAGTGAATGTTTTTGTTACTCCGCCTATTTGCATTTTTATGTTCGTTCCGTCAAACCAAATATCTCCGTTCACAGGTGAGGTAGGTGCTGTTCCACTTGGTATTCTTAAAGATGCTTTTGCCGTTGTGGCTGCGCCTAAAATTGTAATTCCTGCCGTTACTTCAATTGCTCTCCAATCTGCTGCTGCTGTTATAGTTGGGTTAATAT